AAATCAACGTCAGTAATATCAAATAAAGTACCTGTGCCTGTGTATTGTATTAAATCTTTTGTTCTGTCAAGACCTATAATTTTTGACCCGTCATTAGTTACCGTGATTGTGCTTGCTACTCTAATTAATCCACGAATAACATAAGTAGTGTTCGCCGCTAAAGTACTTGGTAAATGTGTATTGTCTGTTACTTCAACTATATTAGTACCGTTAGCAATACGAATCATTTGCCCACTTGTAAAAGTTAAGCTATCTGTTAACGTAGCCGTTCTTGTAGCGCCTATTGTGCCGTCAGCAGAATATATAGACGAACCAGCTACTGCCGTTATTTCTGCACCTGTTATATACTTTGAATTAAAGCCACCAGCACCGTCACTTTCTGCAATAACAAACCTATCTGTATTTGCAATATTAGCTCCTTTTGCCGTTAGGTCGCTTATCTTTATCTCTGCCATTTTCTATCTTTTGAATATACTTCTCTAACTTTCTTATGTTCTCTGCTCTTACTCTATATTTCTTCATAATACCCAACCTGTTACATCTGTGTCTTGATTTGGGTAAACGTCTGGCGCAGTATTTGAATAATACTCTGGAAAGAGATTACTATTATTTACTACATAATCCACAAATCTTTCTTTATAATTCATTGCTAATTGCCTTTGTTTTTCCATTAGAAAATCTACCTCCTCTTTGCTTACTGTTTCGCTATTCTCTGCTCCGTGTTTATATACTCCTTTATTCGCTATTGTGTAAGCAGCGTGAGGATAATATTCGACCATTGCGAAATGGATTAAACAGGGCTTAATATAATCGGTTAGAAGCGTTAAATATGGGTCTGCTAATGTATCTGCTACTATGTCTGCTTGTATCTTCTCTAATAGCCTCGTTCCTGTCATTGCTTGAATATGGATATCTTGAGCGATAGAAACATATTGAATAAACTTATCTGTATCTACTCCACCATTTACCGATGTAAATCGAACTAAATCCTCTCGTCTTATTAATAATGCTTTAGCCATATCTTATCCTTTGTAATTTGGGTGATGTCCGTTATTAGGCATATCCTTTGGTGCTATCTTTGAATCTCTGTTCCCAGCTGGATTTGGCTTATAGCTTTGCGGAATGCTTTTTACTTCTTGTGAACTACTTAACGCCTTATCCTCATAGTAAGTTCCGTCTTTCTTTTTCTTTAATCTGTACAGTTGTTCAGTCCATACGTGACCACAATTAACACCGCCTTTGAAGCGAAATAAACTATAATTCTGACCTTTATGACCGAATGAATTATTTACTCCTTGAAAGGATGCCATATCTATATCTTCTTTGCGATATACTACACCACTTCTTGTTCTGTTCATCATCTGCTTACAGAAATCTCTTGAATTACCGCTACTATATTTCTCATCGTATTTGTATCTTACTTTATAAATAGATTTGTCTAAATAGCTTTGTCTATTAGGAAAGCTTTTTATAACATCTGCAAACTTCTGTAAGGTGCTTTTATTCTTTGATTCTGTTTGTTCTATCCAAGCGTCTAAATCCGTGTTTTCATCGTCATATTCTCTTTCATCTATCAACTCCCAAGCATCACTCATTTCTTCACCTTCGAGATTGTCAAGTATGTGGTTGCCTTCTGCGTCAGAAAAATCCTTTTTTAGTTCCAAACCTGTTTCCTCTTCTTTTTGTTCCTCATCCTCTACGCCTTCTAAATCAGTAAACTCTAAAGGCTTTAAGGTTTTAAAGTAAAGGTTAAGACTTACCTCATTATATGCGAGAATTTCGTCAAAGGCATCTGTAAGCATTTCTCTATATGGTTTAATGACCATATTTTCGAATAAAACAAAGCTATCTCTTAACTCATCGGCATTACTTGAAAAGCCATTTTGAGATGCGATTCCAAACAATAAAGGTGACGTAATTTGATGACCGAGCATTATCTTTCTTAAACAAGTTTCTGTAAGCGTATTATACAGGTCTGGAGCGTCATTCACAGGCATAGAATCTACCGTAGTTTTGGATTCGGCATTGTTATTAAAACTAATTATGACCTTCTCGCCTTGTGTTCCTGTGAGTTGATTTAAAACTTTGGCTTTAATAAGTTGCTGCTGCTCCTCACTTGGCGAACCATTGTTAAAATTAATCACGGCTCTGGAGCTGAATCCATTGTTTACCTCGTTAATAAGGTATTCGCTAATTGACTCCTCAAGTGTGCAGTAAGGAGTAGCACCTACATAATCGGGCAAAGCGTAGTATTTTAAACCTACTGAATAAGGTTTAATCATATACAATTCTAAATCGTCATTTGAGCAACCAAAAGCACTAATTCTTTTTGGTGGGTATTTCTTTATATCTGACCAGTCATCAGAATAATAGTAAGCTTCGATTTTGCCCTCTTCGTTGCACTTCTCACTTCTTAAAAGTTGTACAGGTATATGATGTACTTGCGCTATCTTCTTTCTATCCTTTGTATAAATCACTTGCATAGCACATTGACCTAACATCTTTAAATCCATACACAAGTGTCTAACACATTGCTTACTAAACAAAGACATCATTTGCGCGTATTCTGACGGCTTTTTAGATGCGTTGGTAGCACTTAACCCCTTTCCGTAAATTAAACGGCTTACGTTGTTTATAATTGCGTTATTTGTGGTGCTATTAGTATAACAATCTATCAAGAAAGAATAATAGTCATTAGATGCGCCGAATTCAACCCAATCTTCTCTCTTGGCTTCTTTTATTACTGGTGGCTCATAAGCTGCCAGTTCTAATATGTGAATGTCTTTACTCATAAATTATAAATTCATTGTTTGATGCCCTACTTGTGAACTGTCCGTTGTTTACAGAATAAGTTGCTACAGGTTGGTTAGTGCAAAAGATTCTATCCTTGTGTACTATATCTGTTCCGTTTTTTATTACAAGGTCATAGAAGTGATTCTGCTTAATATCAAAGATAGCACTAATTGTATCATAGTAATCTCCATTCGTGTTTGTGTCTATCGTTACCTGTACCTCTGTATTCGTTTGGTCGTCAGTAATAAATAAACCGTCATAAGTTTGGCTTCTTGGTATAAAGCTAAATGTCTGACTTGTTGCTATCTCTTGTAATATAATCATCTCTACTATAATAACTAAAATAGCGTTTTTTTGTTTCTCTTTTGAAATGTAAGGCAATAAAAAAGGCACTCCGAAAAGTGCCTCTTGTTATGAAAGGAATATAAGAAAGAATCTTAATTGGATACTATGTTAGCATCGTCAGTTCCGTTGTTAAAGACTGCATCAAGACCTGTAGTTGGGTCTTCTTCTTTGTTACAATCAATAAACAATGGTGGTAGCTCCTCTTCAGCAGTGAATGTAAGTTGGTAGCCATTGAAGTCTCCAAGAGCGGCTCCAGTCCCAATAGTACCAGCACTTACGTCACATCCTTGAGCAAATCCAAGTAAGAAAAATTGGTCAGTCATACTACGAGCAATGATTCTTGGTCTGCCATAAGAAAGTAGCTTCACTTGCTTGTGGGTTACTACGTCTTGACGCTTTAAATTAACTACTAATTCTTGAGTAAAGAATGTCGTTCCATTATCTCTCGAAGCGTTGATAGTTGTGTTTAGTGCGTTAGCAGTAGATTTTAATTCGTATTTGTAAATATTCAGCGGAGTTGCAGTATCTACAGGAATCCAACTTTCTAACTCGTCAGATTCGTCTGCATTTGCAGTATCAAAAACTGCTGAATCTTCGTTTAAATCGTCGAAGTTGATTATGTAGATTGCCTTTAATCCGCTTACCGAATCCTTGCACTCCTCAACTCTTCCGTGACTTATTTCGCAGGACATATTTTAAAGTTTTTAATGTTTATATTAAGAGCAGTCCGAAAACTGCTCTGTTAATTAATCTTCTATTAGTTCACAGCGTTTGTGATTCCGTAAGTAACGATATCGTCAACGATTGCGTACTGCGCTCCACAAGCCATTCTCATAATTACTCTGCAATTGTTTGAGCCGTCTAAATCGCTCATATCCAGCAATTTAACTTCTTGTAAATCTGAATTTAGAGAGCATCCAAAGAACAAGTTAGACTTCTGTGCTGCGATAGCAGTATTGTCAGCCAAACCATTTGCTACAAATAATTTAACTCCGTCAAAAGCTAAATCTTGTCCCATACCATACCAAAGTGTTCCTTTGTTGTCAACACCATTAGCACCAGCATTGTTAGCGATAGAACCAAATCCACCGAGAGCGCGCACATAAGCGCGTGCGATATTCTGGCTGATATAGATGTGCAAATCCTCACGACCGTAAACAGTTGAAGGAATAGCATCTACTATAGAACCTAATTCATCGATTACATTTGCAGCAGTCACGGTAGTACCAGCGATTTCTTGTGCTGCTGGTAAACCAGCGTCTAAAGCTACTTGAGTAACGATTCCGTCATACTCTCCACTTGTTGATGAATCTCCTCTC